GTAAAAGCATTTCCCATAGACGACACCATATGTAGCGGTACTTCACTACCATCAGGCAGTGTTGTAACTTCAGACCGCGCCATGCAAAGCCAAGCTAGTGGGAGCCTCGGCAGTACATCACGCAGCATCCGAAGCGAGATTGTATCAGAAGCAGAAGACAAGTCGATAGTACAAAAAGACCCATCTAAGCTTCCGACCCTCGCAAGTTCTCTGTTTTTGTCCGCCTGCCACTGGAGGTTAATACCATACCTACGTGACAGTGAAGATTCCAACAGTGAACCTATCCCTTTCTGAACAAGCATGTTCAGAAGTGGCTCGGTACATATAGTCCTAGAAATTTCCGTATTTTTCGGAACAAAAGAAAGCCTAGAACCTCGAACAAGTGTAAAGTCACCATATTTGGCTGACCGGATCTTTTCGGTCTCACGCCATAGGTCGTACTTACCCGTCTCCGAGCGATAAAGCTCGAATAGGACCTGCGAAGTTGTACTTAAGCGGGACATTCCTATCTTATGATAGAAGGAGTCCCCGCTCGCAAGGACTGAGGCACCAGGACCAGGTAACATCTGGGTGAGTACTTTGTCTGTACTCCACCAGTAGTCGCCATGATCGTCAAAGAAGAAGTCATAAATCTCCTTCTTAGACTCCCCAAGAGCTAGAGTATCAAGCTCTGAAAGGGATTGGATATCAGGCCAAGCAAATCCTTTGCAGTTAGCATTAGATTCAAGAAACTTCTGTAAAGCCGCCTGATCGCTTAACTCAGACTGAGCCCCAAATTTCTTCAGGGCTGAATCGAGGAGGGCGAGACATGCGACTTCTGTCTGTGTAATACCCGGGTACCGGGCTCGACCTTCTTTGGTAAAGAGATCGAGATACCGATGTCTAGGTAAGTATACAGATAGGTCTTCCACGAGATTCTGAAAAAGAGCGTGAGGGCAAGGGCCCATCGGAGTCTTCTCCAATGATTGAACAGCGTTTGAAACATCACAATACTCCGTGATGAGCGAGTGTAGAGGCTGATTAGGCCTAGACACCAAGCGGTTAAATGATGCCGCTTGTGGCCGAGTCTCCCACACCAGCAGATTGCTGGCTGAGAGCTCCGATCATAGCAGAAAGCGCTGCACGAACATTGGCAGGATCCGCAAGATCAGCTCCAACGGGTACTTCGATGTTGGTCGTGATGACCATCGTCTGGTACGGCTGGCCGGCGAGGGG